GGGCGAAGCTGTTCCTACTGCCATGAAAATGCTCTCTCAGGCAACCGGGTATAGCATGAAGGAAATGGTCGACATCATTTCCAAAGGACAGATGGAAGCAGGCTCGGCGCTTGAGCGTTTGCTTGCAGAGATGGAGCTTCGCATGGGCGGCTCTTCTCAGCGGATGATGACGACATGGACGGGATTGGTTCAGCGTCTTACCGTGAGCTGGGATTTGTTCAAGGTGGCGATTGGAAATACGGGGTTCTTTGAAGCCGCAAAGGGGGTTGTCGAAGAGCTTATTGCGCTGCTAGATAGTGGCGCTGCAGAGGATTTTGCAACACGTCTTGGGCAGACGATGACCAAGGGTATGTTGGCGGTTAAAGAGTTCATCAAATCGCTACACGACAACTACGCCATGATTTTGCAGGTAGGGCGCGCTGTCAAAGAATTTGGTAGCACCATGATTTATGTCTTTGGGGCATATATCGGCGGAAGAGTGCTCGCTTCAATTGGTAGTATGATTGGTGAATTGATAACGTTAAGAACAAGCATGGCTGCTGCGGGCAGTGCGGCTGGCGCGCTGAGCATTGCCATGCGTGGAGTGCTCGGCCCAATCGGACTGGTTGTCACAGCGGTCGTTGGACTGATTTCTTGGTTCAAAAAAGCAGGCGATGAGGCGCGCACTACAGCAGATCGTATTCTTGACTCTTTTGGCGCAGCGGCAACCGCGAAAGATTTGGAGGAATTGCCTGACCAAATCAAAGAAGCGAAGGAGGCAATGGAAGAGGCACAGCGGGATCTGCAAAAAACCAAAGACAATCTGTTTCAATACCCTGACAGAGAGACGAAGAACAAGCATCTCGAAGCTGCACAAAAGGAAGCGCAAGAAGCAGAAGCGCTGTATACCGATCTTCTCCAGTCGCTCGAAGAGGCGGAGACATCCTTGCGTTCTCGCGGCATTGCTCGTGTCGTTGAGCAGAATATGAAAGAGGTCGAGGCGGTCTTGAATACGCATCGCGTCGCCTATGATAACGCAATGAATGAATTCGCCAAAGAGGCGGATAAGCCTGATAGTGGGGTAACGCAAGAAGACAGGTTGGCTGAGCGGTCGAGGCTCATACAGGAAAAATACGATGCCGATATCAAGGTGCTGAAAGACTATCTCCAAGAGGTAGAGTTCCTGCTTGCAGATTCGCCAGAAGATAATCTTACTTCGTTAGAGATTGATGCGTGGAACAAGCGCCGAGAAACGCTTGAGGAATATCGTCACGCCCTGATCAAGGCAATGAACGACATCAGGGAAACGCATGAGAAAACCGCAGAAACAGCATCGCCAACAACAATCCTTGAGGGTAATACTGGCGGAAAAGACCCTCGCTCCGGAAGCGAGAAATACTTGGTGCGTCTCAAAGCGAATCTTGCAAAAGTAAGGGCTGAAATTGAGGGAACCAGTCCCGCACTTGCCAAGTTCAACTCTGAGCTTGAACAGCTCGAAGACGGAACCTTCCTGTATAACGGAATGAAGGTCACGAAAGAGTGGGTTGGTGAAGTGCGTAGCCTGACCACAACACTTGAAGAGGCAAAACGACAGCAGACAGAGTTCCGCGAGGGGCAAAAGCAAATCGAGACGGTCACTCAGTCTGCCAAGGATCGCACCAAGAAGTTTGCGGAACAGATTGCCGATCTGACGACCAAGATGCGCGAGGGCTTCGATCCGCGCTCAACGCAGGCGCAGGGCGTCGCCGCATTGCGCGAGAAAATCTGGGCTTTGGCAATTTCTGGAAAGTACGCTGCAGAGGAGATCAACGAACTCTTCCTGGCGCTTGAAAAGTTGGACGCTTCGGCAAAACGCATGGATGCTGTGTCGGTTGCGGCAGACTACAGAGAGCGGGCGAAGGATATCAGACAATCTCTGATGTCCGAACAAGATGCCGCGAATGCTCGTTACAACGACGAGATTTCGCAAATCGAAAAGCTGAAGAAGGCTCACGAATTTACCGCAGAAGAACTGGCGGTCATGAATGATGCCGCAAAAGCGCTGGCAGAGCAGCACGCACGCGATATTGAGACTCCGATGGACGAGATGATGCGCGGCTGGCAAAACGTGACTGAGCGCATGCAGGAGGCGTCTGCGGAGTGGCTGGATGATGCATCTGAGCGGCTTACTGATTTTGTGATGACCGGTAAAGCGGATTTTGGCGACCTTGCAGAATCCATCATTCGCGACCTGATCAAGATTCAGATTCAGTCTGCGATGTCCGGGGCGCTCGGTGGCGGAGGAAGCGGCGGAGGATTTCTTGGCGATGTCATTGGAAGTATTGGCGGTAGCATTGACTTCTCTTCGATCTTTGCGTTTGAGAAGGGCGGCATAATGACATCTAACGGGGCGCTCCCGCTAAACACCTATGCCTACGGTGGCATTGCAAACTCGCCACAGCTTGCTGTGTTCGGAGAGGGTAGTACGCCAGAAGCCTACGTCCCCCTGCCAGATGGAAAAAGCATTCCGGTGACCGTCAATAACAGCATGAAAGCACCAAATGTGCAGGTGAATGTGATCAACGAGAGTGGAACGCCAGTTGCTGCAGAGCAGCGCGGTCAGCGCTTCGATGGACGTCAGATGGTGTTGGATATCGTTTTGACAGAGATGGGACGCCCTGGTGCGTTCCGTGACGGCATGCGAGGTGCTGTGCGATGAGCTTCCCCCCAGAGAGTTTGAGTGGCAGAGAGGATTCCTCAAAGCTGACTTCAGAGCAAGTCGACCCGACGATCTCTTCGAGTACGGACGGGGGTTATCTCATGACGCGCCCTCGCTATACGCGAAAACCCCCTATCATCTTCACTACTGGATTTACCTACATCACACAGGCGGAAAAGAAGGACTTGGAAGATTTCTGGGATGAACAGTTTGGGGGTAGCAGGGCATTTGCATGGGACAACCCAACAGATGGCGTGCGTTATAACGTGCGCTTTGCAGAGCCCATGCGATTCTCCTATACAGGGAAGGGCGGAAATCATCGTTGGAATGTATCGGTAAAGTTGAGAACAATCTAAAAACCATATAAAATGGTCAGTCAGAGGTGACTTATGATAAAGACTGATCTGTCCATCGCAACCGTTGTTGAGAAGAACCGCATCGAATCTGATGTGGCATTTCTCTTGCTGATGAAGGTCGAAGTCCGCGACTCTTCTGGCGCTCTCATAGAGACACTCCGGCTTGTGCGCAACAACGAAAACGTCACCGTTGACGGAAATCTCTATACCGCTTTCCCGTTTGGTATTGACATCGTTTCAGAGGCAGGAAAAGAGCCCTCTGTGCAACTGAGTATCGAAGATGTCACTGGTGCAATCCAGCAGACAATGGAGCCGTATGACGGCGGTATTGGCTTCGAGGTCGTGCTCATGGTGGTCAATATGGACCCCGGCGTCAGTACGGTAGAGGCGAGCGAGACATTTCGTGTCGTGGATGCAACTGTCAGTGATTACACCGTCACCTGGACGCTGGGAGCAGAGTCTCATCTTGCAATTCCCTTCCCTCCGCGTAGGCAAATAAAAGACACCTGTCCTTGGAACTACAAGGACAACGACTGTAAATACGATGGCGAGCTGCCATCTTGTGACTTTTCGCTTGAGGGGGCAAATGGTTGCGCTGCGCACGAAAACGAAATCAACTTTGGCGGATTCCCAGCACTCAACCCTGTATGACTCGTTACAAGCATTACGTTGGTATTCCTTTTGTCTGGGGTGGAAGAACGCCAGAGGAAGGCTTTGATTGCTACGGCTATATTAAGCACCTCCTGGCTGAGGATGGTATTGAAATACCAGACTACAAAACGCCAGAGAAAGAAGGTCGGATAAAGAAGATCGTTACGATCTTTCTAAGCGAGTTGGCAAAGTGGAAAAAGTGTGAGTTGCGCGAAGGTGCAATTCTGTTGTTTCGCACTCGCAGTGTTTATCACGTGGGTTACTACATTGGAAATGGCATGTTCACGCACACCTGGGAGGAATCCAATGGTGTTGTGATTGAGCGCCTGCATGATTGGAAGTTTAAACTGGCTGGGGTTTATGAATACCAATGAAATCAACGATGCAATAGCATCGACAAATAGCATTTTCATCGCCGCAGTCGATAACCCGCTTGATCTTTCGACGCTTAAGCGCTCAATGCCAGCGTGGGTCGAGGGGCGCAATGTCCAGTCTTACGCACAAGAGCTGTTCCCTGGATTCGTAAAAGAACACACCGTCTTCTCTGTCAATGGCGAGATTGTCGAAGAGATTGGAGTCGAGGGCTTGCACGTAAAGCCAGGAGACTCGGTTGTTTTGTTTAACTGGCCGGAGGGAAAAGACGGCGGGGGTAAAACCATCCTCCGCATGGTGGCAATGATCGCTCTCGCCGCGCTTGCGCAGCCAGCAGCATTGGCAATGCTGGGTGCAAATGCTGGTCCGATTGCTGCGACAGCAATGCAGGTTGGGTTTGTGAAGGCCGGGATCATGATTGTCGGCGGTGCGTTGATCAACACGCTGCTGCCTGTCAAGCCGACGCTTCCTCAGACCGGGACAATGGAGTCCAGTCAGACTTATGGCATCGACGGACCAAAGAATACTCAGCAAGAGGGTCTTCCGATCCCCGTTGTTTACGGAACACATCGTGTTGCGGGTAACAAAATTGCGCAATACACGCGCAATGCGGGGAACAATCAAATTCTCTACATGCTGTTTGCTCTGTCAGAGGGCACCGTCTCGGGCATCACGAACGTCAAATTGGATGATCAGCCCATTGGGAAGTTTGAGGATGCGGAATATCTGGTAAGACCCGGCACCAGAAATCAGGGGGCAATTGGTTGGTTTGGTGAAAACTACTTCCCGCAGTATAAGGGGGTGCAGCTTTCTGACACTCACGTCAGCCACACCACGACACAGCCAGTAGACAAGTTCCACATTGACATCTCTGCACCCCTCGGTCTCGGGGATTACACGAAGGAAAACTCAACGGCTGTTCAGGTAGACATCGAGGTTCTTTACAGAAAGAGCGGCGATACAGAATGGACAACGCTGAAAGACATCGACCGTGTAACCGAGATCAACAATGTCTATCATTACACCATGTATCAGGCAGGCAACGAGTGGGTTGCCGTCCCCGAAGAAGATGAGATGACATCTGATGCACTACTGCCCGGGGCAGTGGTAAACGAAGACGATCAGATCGTTGTTGTGAGTTCCGGCGAAATCATTGGCTATGTTACCAAGGAGTATATCTATACCGATGACCCTTTTATAAGGGGTAACGGAAGAACAGCAAAGCGCCGTTCCTACATGTCCCCAGAGCTGGAGCAGGGGGTTTATCAGATTCAGGTGCGACGGGTTGGTGATGAGTCGACAAATGACAAGATCATTGATCGGGTGGTGCTTGATGAAATCAATGAGATCAACACCACAAAAGTAGCCTATCGCAGGACGGCTGTTGCGGGCATCAAAATCCGCATGTCCGAACAGCTTTCGCGCATCCCGAACGTTACTTTTTTGGTGACAGGAAAGTTGTGTCGCGTTCGTCGCTACGATGAGGTAGAGCAGGTATTTAACTGGCGCTGGGAGCATACTGCCAATCCTGCATGGATTGCCTACGACATGCTGACCAATCGACGCACGGGCGCGTCGATCTCTGAGGATCGGATTGATCTTGAGCGGTGGCAGGACTGGGCAGATTTCTGCGATGAGAAAGAGCTTGAATTCAATGGTGTGTTCGATACGAATTCGAACATATGGGATTCGCTTCAGTATGTGATGCGTGTTGGTCGAGCACAGATCGCCAACAGTGGAACACGTTACTCGGTCGCTATCGAGCGCGAAGACCAGCCGGTGATGATGTTCAATGTGGCAAACATACTGGAGGGCTCTTTTGCTACTCAGTATTTGCCCAAGAAAGAGCGCGCTAATCAGCTTGAGGTCACTTTCTTCGACAAGCGCAGGCGCTATCGCCAGCGCACGATCAAAGTAAAAGACCCGCTTGTTGGTAGTTCCAGCGATATCCGCAGCGCACAGGTAAACTATTACGGCATTACCAGCGCGAAGCAGGCACGCAAGGAAGCGATGCTACAGCTCAAGATGAATCGCTACATCAATAAGACCGTGACGTTCGAAGCGCCTATTGAGGCGATTGCGTGTTCTGTTGGCGATCAGATTCTGGTGCAGCACGACACGCCGAACTGGTCGCATGGTGGGCGTCTGTTGCCCGCAAGCAGCAAAACTCAGCTTGTACTTGATCGCCCGGTCGAGCTTCCGGTTGGTAAGTCCTACAGTGTGCTTGTGTCGCTGGATTCCAGAAAGCAGGCATCAGCGACTGTTACATCCGTCAGCACAGGGTCAAAGATCGTTTGGCTTTCGAATGAATATGGAGGCGGTGTAAAGGTAGATCGCTTCGTAGATGAAGCTGCTGGCGTCGAGCGTCAAGTGAAGGG